TAAATCAACTCAACCCTTCTAATTTTTCCATTAGCCTTCATCTGACTCATCGTTGGATTAGTCATGGAAATGTTCATTCCAGATGTGATGTAGTCTAAGTAACCTAGTTTTTTCTCAAGATTGAAGGCATAGTTTTGGCCTTGCAAATCTTCCATGTATCCTAGTATAGAGTTACACGCTCCAACTAGTCCGTTAAGTAGTGGCATTTTGTTGTCGAAAAAGAAATTAACTTGCCTTTTGTAGGTTCGCTAATTTTGTAGCTTCTTCTTTAGCCTTCAGCCTGTTAATCTCCTGTAAGGTCATCTTACTAGTTGGTTTTTCAGGTGCGGGAAAAGGTGAACGGTTTGGAGTTTGAGTACTTGTAGTATCAGACTTTTTAACCCATTCTTTAAGCTTTTCATTTAGCACAGTGTCAACTGTCATTTTTGTGTTGTTGACGAACACATCCTTTTCCGGGTTGTCCTTCTGACGAAGGTGAACGCCGACACCTTTTTCATAAACTAAATGAAATTCCTTGGAAAGATCGTTGATTGTTGCATTAGCCAAAAAATCCTTACCACCTGGAATATTATCAAGTAGGTTATATGAAAATATCTTTTGCGCGATTGCGCTGTTTATCCTGTCTGTTTCGAACTCTTGTTCCTTAACCTTTAGCTTTTCGGCCCACTCTTTTTCAACCGCTTCCTTCTCTGTCTTGACCTTGTTGTTAAACTCCTCCTCAAGCCTTCTCTTGTCTTCTTCTGAAGGTTTCTCCGCTGGGGTAGCTTTAAGTTTTTCCTGAAAAGAAGTTGGCAAATATTTGTTAATAAGGTCGTACTTTGTTGGCGTGTCAACTGTATTTTTGATTTCTGCTTTCTGCTCATCTGTCAAGTACTCACCAAAAGAAGAAAGGAGTTGATTTACTTTATTGTCAAGGATTCCGTAGAATTTACCCCTTACTGTTTTCTCGTGAGTGTCGTAGATGTCCTTATCATTCAAAGCAGCATCACGTGTAAGAAATCCTTTATTAAATTGATCTAGGAATGATTGAGGGAGTTCTATTTCTTTTAGCCCCGAAGCACCTATGACAGTTGCGAAATCTGGGTTAGATTGGTCTATTTTACCTTTTACTGCTAAGTCTTTTAAGAACTCTTGAACGTTTGGCATAAATTATTTCTCTTCTGATTTAAATTCGTCAATCTCTTTTTGAAGTGTTTTTACAACCTTTCGCGGATTTGGTTCCTCTTTGAATATATCCCTCCAAATAGCTCTTACTTTTTCTAGTTCATCGTCTTCCACCACAGCAGCTTCTTTTTTTTTCGGAGCTGTTGCAGGAGAGGCAACCGCCTCAACCGCTTTGTAACTATCCTTGACTAGCGAATAAGCATAATCATTGAAATATGCAATTTTTCCGGTATGAATGTTTCGATAAGCCTTCTTTTCTGACATTTAAGCAAAGGTTTAATATAAAGGTACTAATAGAACTATTAAATAAACACTTGTGATTAATAAAGTTTAATATTCTTTATTGCGTTCTTAATAAAGTTTGTATCTTTATATATAAAATAAGTACATTTTATGTCTGTAAAAAAGAAACGTATCCAGTTTGACCTAAGAGGAAAAGACGTTGATAAATTTGACGAGCTTGTAAGGGATCGAAAGGAGCCTGAAACAGTAGTTTCAAGAGAGATTTTTAGAGAGTATTTTACCAAGGTTAATACTCATTATAACAAGGAGTAAAATTATGATTACAAACAAAACATTTAAAAAGCTAGGGTTCAAATGGGATGAATATACTAACGGATTCGTACATCCTGAAGACCCTAATAGGACTTGGACGGTTGACGATAGCGGCATAATATATATTAGAGAAGGCAGCAATTATCATGGCATGTCTTTTTCAGGCGTCAGAGATTATCTCCATATTATTCCCTTATTTTTCCTTTTGACTGGAATTGAGATGAAGTTATAAATAACCGGCTTCTTTAGCTCTCTTCACTACATCCTCAGGAACTACTCCTTGACTAACCGCTACATATTGATGGTTACACATCCATCCGCCTCTATTGATTAGTATATTATTCTCATTTGTTCCTTTTTTCATTCCATCCCAATAAGGAGCACCGTTCTTTTTAACCGGGAAACTCAACCCACAACACTTTTCACCTCTCCCCCAAGCCTTAATTTCTTCTATATGGAAAAACTTTTTATTTCTCTCTTCGCAGAATTCACGTGTAGTATCCTTTATTCCTCCGACATATCTATAAAACTGAAGTCCTAAGTCTTGGGATACACTTTGATTGTAGGTCGCATTATAAGATTTAACCGCATCGGTAGTAATGGCTTTGGTGTGTCTTAAAAAAGCACCATCTATTTCTTCATTACCTATCACAAATTCTCTCAACTGTTCAGTCATGGTTGAATAACTTCCTCCAGTGGTGATGTTTTGAATTAAAATATCTTTTACAGGCTGTGTGAATGCTTGGTTTAATCCTGATTCTGTGAGTGCGGCAATAGTGTTATCAATGGATTGGGTTTTGATGGCCTCAAGCATTGGATTTGCTTTAAATCCTTCCTTGATTACATTAAAGTAAAGTATTTGCTGAGCTTCTACCGCGTCAAAGGATTTTAAGTATTTTCCAACGCGTTTTTTGTAAGTATCAGTAAGTAAAGTATCCTCAATCGCTTTAGAAATATTGCGAAGTACCTTAACATTAGCAGCAGTCTTTTTTATGTTGCCTCGTGAGTCCAAGGAAAGCTCTTTTACAGCTCCGAGTAACTTATTATAGGCGTTTACCTGTGAAGATTCTAGCCCCTCGTTAAAATCCTCAACAGCAGTTAGAATAATATCCTCTATGTTACTGCCTAATTGTTCCGCTGTCATTCAATTGAGTATTGTTGTTACTTCCGGTTGACTTTGGTAATCGCTGAGCTGTTCCACCTGGCAAAGCCGGCACAAGATCTTTCATTTGAGTTTCGTTGTTTTTCAACAATTCCTTTGCGTAACCTTTTAGAATTTCGTTTTGCTCGTTCATTTCCATCTCTGGGAAGTCTTCGTATTCTTCCAGGGCCATCTTTACGAACTTCACAATGTTATCACTGATCACCAGATCTTCATTTGAGACAGTCTGATTGAGCTTCATGTTAATTTTATCCTCAATGGACCTGCTAGGGAACGGATCAAGCTCTATACACAAAGATGCGCGAGTTCTGATTTCTTCGTTAGTAGAGAATCTCTTATCAATTAAATCCCTTTCAAGCGCTTCAAGGTAAATAGGGCTTGAGTTGTTTTCTTTGGCCTTAGAAAGTTCCTCTGTTACATCCTGAATGGTTAACACATCAAAGCTTGTAGGCTTGGAGATAGTTGGCAGATAATCATCAACTTTTTTGCCGAATAACACGCCATACCTGTACCTATTAGCGAAATAGAAAAAATTCGGGATATGGTTGTCAAAAATGTAGTCGAAAATCTTCGACATGAAAGTATTCAACTCGGTTCTGTCTATTTCCTTGGCTTTTCCGCTTTGATCTAATCCAACCTTGTTGATAATATCCATACAGATAGCAGAAAGCCCTTTTTCTAAGTTCTGTTGGATCTTCTCATTAAGTACTGTGATTATCTCGGTCGGAACAGTAATGTAACCCGCAGGAGGCACGATAGGCATTTTACCCTCCATAGATAAAAGCTTATCTGAATTAATCTGATAAACGTCAAACGGGCTTTTTACAGATATCTTTCCTGATCCGTGACACTTGGAGCAAGGAATACTTTTATTTATTTTCTCTACATAAATTTTTCCTCCTTGGCATTGTTGCCCGTTTTCCACGTGCTCACAATCCATCGTCATTTCCCACTTCTGAGGGTGCAAGTGATTTACCAGGGCTCCATCTAGATCACTTTCTAATCTTACAGCTTTATTCCAGTACGGAAGTGCGGCATTAAAGAACGATAGGAAATAGTAAGGATAGCTTCTCGAATCAGGTACACCTCCTAAATGCCATGCTGGAAGTATTTCAAAGTTATGATCAAACCTTGCAGCTTCTATGAATACTCTTTTGTTGTCACTAGTATCTGTTTCCTCATAAGTGACTATTGAATTAACAGTGAACACATGAAGAATAACTCCTTCTCTGTTGCTCTTAAGTTTTACTGTATTTTGATCCTTGAAGACGAAGTAAACACCGTCTTTTTTATCCAGTACTTGCCCACTATTGAAAATAACAATATTGGGGGCTTGCAATTCATTCTGAAGTAATTCGTAATGAGTAGGCACAATACAAACAACCCCGTTAGGGTCTGCAATCATAGCCTTTAATAAAACTTCCGAGAAGAAATTAAAAATGTCATCAAATAGAGGAAATATTTTTCTTGTGTAGTATTCTAGCGTTTCGTTTTCTGCCAGTTTTACCCCAGCAGGTTGCGGAGGGAAATTAATAGAATACAACTTAGAGTTAAATCCTTTCTGAGTAATATAAATAGCCTTATCAAAGTCAGATTGTGTGATTGGTTCCCAAGAATCAATACGATATTGTTTTACCGCCTCGTCTTCGCGGGGCCTCGCCTTGTCGAGAATCTTAGTGGGCTTTTCTCCCCAGGCATGGACCGCCATTTCTTCAGCATGATCAACAGTTGCCTGATAATTTACATGCCTGTACTTCTTATCGTCTTTTATAAGGTTAGCTAGATATTCCTGAAATTCTTTTCCCTCTGTTTTTTCTGGAAGCATTTTAAAAAGGTTTAAGGGAGGAATAAAAACCTCCCTTAGTTTAGTCAAAAATTCCTTCTGGTGCGTCTTCCACCAACGGAAGATTGTAATCACTCCATTTTACTGACACTGTGAAGAACTCCCAGGCTTTAATATCCCTGTCTATTTGAATTCCTGCATCAATTGATACTGATGCTTCAACATAGTGAATAAGATCTCCATTTGTAACAAAAGCAAATTTCATGTCCTTTCTTCTGTTGATTCTATTGAAAAAATTGATATTATCTTTAATTCCAAGAACCTCGAAAGTAAGCTCGTGATCTCTGCCAGTTATTACAGTTGAATTTCTTCCAAATCCTTCAGATTCCGTTACGGCTGCTTTTCCGTATTCTCCCCTTGTTTCTTTGATGATGTGTGCCTGTTTAGGGCTGGCATCGATGAGAGACTGCCAATAAGCAGCATCACTTAAAAGAGTAGGAGAACCTTCAAAATTAACCGCCGGCTCTAAAAAGGCAACCCCAACAATACCGGCATCATCTCCACCGCAATCTTTTGCAATGTAGTCCGGCAGGTCTTCGACGCTGCAATATAAATCAGCCATTAGTAAATCAGATTTTTCGATTGGTATGTTTTAGCTGAAAGTTTCCCTAGTCCTTTGCGCAGTGCAAACTTTGGTACTCTTTCAAATCTATATGGTTCCTCTTTCACATATTCTCGTCCGTTGATTCGAACATGCTGATGAGACAAGGCTAATGCAATTTTTTTATGAATATAATATGGGGCATAATTTACCTCCAAATTCCAAACTTCGTGTATTTCTTCAGACAGTGGTTGCCGAAACCCGTTTGACTTGACATATACTTCAATGTCTTGAACTAGTTCCTCTTCGTCAAATATCGCTTCGAGTCTCAATTTATTTATGTATCCAGTGTCTTCGTATTTAATGTCATTATAATCGCTATCGTTCCAGTATTCTAACAGGATATTGCAATCATGATAGTTACTTACATGTATCCCCTCACTCCTTGCATGAACGTAATATTCCGTTTCAGGCGAGAAAGAACTAAGCGATTTTACTTCTAAATATACCCTTTTTTCGCAAATATCCGGCAGTTCTGAAACGTTTTTCTCTAGCTTATAATATCCTGAGCCAATGTCTGTAAAATCCAAAGTATAAAGCACTTCTTGAGTTATTGCATCCACTATTTTCAACACTGGAATGGTGCTGAATTCTTCATCCAGGTAATAAATCTGAATAGTAAAAACATCATCACAGTTCAACGGCTGAAAGTAACACGGTTGAAATACTCCGCATAAATCTGATTCAAAGTAAAGGGTTTCTGTGTTGTCAAAAACGTTGCAATGCTTAGTTACAAACCTGTACGGGTTGAGTTCTGATATAATCAAAGAAGGGTTAAAGCATTCTTCAGGGGTTGGAGGCTCCTCAAATTCGTTTATGGTGAAGTTTTGGCTTGCTGTACACCCTGCTGCATCTCTGATGTAAATAGTATGAACTCCTGGAATTATATCGAAAAAGTCTCCTGAATCCCCCCATCCTAAATTATCAAAGTTATACTCTATTCCGCTTGCCGAACTTGTGGCAACAACCGAAAGCGTGCCATCGTCTGCATTGGTTGCCGTTTCATGTGTGACGCTTAAACTAGTAATTGACAAGTCACATGCTGTGTTCTCTATTTGTCTTATTGTTGAGGCACTACAGCTATTTGAATCCCTGACATAAATACTATAAGATCCACTGGTTAATCCAGAAAAAACATTGCTGCTCTGCCAAGTAGTATTATTTAGACTATATTCTTTTGCAAAAGAGGACGTTGCATTAATTGTAAGCTTTCCAACACCAGCGCTATTAACATCATTGACTATGTCAACACTAGTAATGCTTAGGTCACATGGAGGAGAATCCGGTTCATAATCCTGAACTACAACGTTTATCTCAGATCCATCTGATAACTCTAAGTCATAAGTAAAATTCCATAATGACCCTGCTTTTTTAGCAGATATAGTTACTGAGTTTTCGTCTTCATTATATGTTATTGAATAATTTGCATTATTGAAAATTGGAAAACCCCAATCAATAAAATCTCCAGCGGCTATTTCTGGGTCTGCGTCTATAGTCTCATATTCTACCTCAGTAAATATCGATCCTACTTTTACGTTGC